GCGGGAACGGCTGGTAACAGGAACACTGCTTCTGGGGATTGGTCTACTGTTGCTGGCGGAAGAAATAACACTGCATCAGGAGTTGGTTCTTTTATTGGTGGCGGCGGAACTTATGGCGTTGGTAGTGCGGGTCAAAATAACGCATCAGGGGCTGGTAGCGTTGTGGCTGGTGGATATGCAAATACCGCATCAGGATTTATTAGTTTTGTTGGCGGTGGAAATAGCAACACAGCTAGCGGACAATATTCTTTTATTGGTGCAGGTGCTGCTGGTTCTACTAGATCAATTCAAGGCTACCATGCGTTTCCAGCATGTAATGGCCCCATTGCATTTACTGGGGGAGCTTCTCAAGCAGCGTTACTTATTATTGCAAAAGAAACAACAAATGCAACACCAACTGTCTTGATCTTTGAAGGTGGTGGTACACCAAACACAACCAACCAAGTAATCCTACCCAACAACTCAGCCTATTTCTTCAAAGGAAGTGGTTGCTGGTGTAACTGGTGGTGGAAACACTAAAGGCTGGACAATCGAAGGTGTCATCAAACGAGGCGCTAACGCTGCTTCTACGACAGTTGTAGGCGTTACAGTGATGTCCTCCTACGGTGACGCTGGAGCAGTTACATGGACTATCGCAGCCGCAGCAGATACTACCAATGGTGGCTTAAAGATTACAGCTACAGGACAAGCCGCTACAACAATTCGTTGGGTTTGTAAGATCGAAACAACCGAGATGACCTTCTAAGGAGAAACTAACATGGCACTCAAAATCACAGCAATCAACAACACGAACGGACAGCCTGAGACTCAAGCCTACGCTCGTATCACTAACTTCTTCGGTACTAAAGACCAAATCCAAGTACAGGTGGAGGTTCACGCTACTGAGGCTGCTCGTCAACAAGGTTGGCCTTCAGTTGCTCAACACGCTCACTACATCAACATGGAAGACCTCTCAGGTGACTTGATTCCTGCTATGTACTCCGTGTTGAAGACTCTGACCGTGTACCAAGGCGCTGAGGACGTATAATAATAAATAAATGTAAATATTTACTATAAAGTACTTGACAACGAGTACTTTTTAGTATACATTACGTACTTATTAACTAATAGGTTCTCCTTATATGGATAAAGAACTAACTGTACAAGATTTATCGAAATTCTACGATGATGCCTTCGACATGATGTCCACTCAAGGGTGGAAAGATCTCATGGAAGACATCCTCAAAGTAAAGAATAGCTACGACAAACTATCTTCTGTCACGGAAACACACCCTCTAGACTTTCGTCGTGGACAGATGGATATTTTGAACTGGTTATATGGCTTGAAGGAAGCCTACAGCCGTACTTATAAGGATTTGCAAGAGACTGGTGAGGTGTGATAAATGCCTCGTCGTATCTTTGAATTCTTATGTGAGAACGGTCATCGCACTGATGCTTTTGTAGACACAGAAGTCCACGTAACTCCCTGTAGGGAATGTGGCTCTGATTCTAAGAGAGTAGTTAGCGCACCTACCATGAAGTTAGAAGGCTGGACAGGCTCTTTTCCGACAGCTTATGACTCATGGGAACGAAAGCGAGCTGAAAAGCTTGCCGTAGAAAGAAAGCAGAACTCATAAGTCATTAACGACCGAGTTTATTTTAAATAGTGTCCTAGAACCACATACATTTTATACGTTAGTGGCAGGAAAAGGAATTAGTATATGTTAGTAGATGATAACGAAGATAGTACTGTAGGTGAACTCGACGTAGTTGAACAACTCACCGCAACACCGCCCAAGATTGAAGAAGATCACGCCAGTGAAGACACAATCCCTGAGAAATACAAAGGGAAGTCCGCACAGGAGATCATCAAGATGCACCAAGAGGCTGAGAAGCTCATTGGTAAACAGGCACAAGAAGTTGGTGAGGTTCGTAAACTCGCTGATGAATTGTTGAAACAAAGTCTATCGAGTAAAACTGCTGCACCTACTGAAGTAGAGCCTGAAATTGACTTCTTTGAAGATCCTCAGAAGGCAATTCGTAATTCTATTGACAAGCATCCAGATGTTCTCGCTGCACGACAAAGTGCTCAGGAATTTAAGAAGATGCAGATTCAACAGAAGCTAAGTCAAGAACATCCTGACTTCGGTGCTATTGTTCAAGATCCTGAGTTTGCGGAGTGGGTAAAACAATCTCCCGTTCGCACTCAGTTGTACGCTAGGGCCGATGCTGAGTTTGATTATGACAGCGCAAATGAATTGTTGTCTACCTTTAAGCAGCTTAAGCAAGTTAAGACGCAGCAGGTAGCGACCAAAGGTAAAGAGACATTGAAGCAGAACTTAAAAGCTGCTACTGTCGATACTGGAGGTACTGGTGAATCATCGAAGAGAGTTTATCGTCGGGCCGACCTTATTCGGCTACGAATGAGTGATCCGGATCGTTATGAAGCGTTAGAGCCTGAAATCATGCAAGCCTACGCTGATGGACGTGTTCGGTAATTATTAAACATAATTTGTATATCTTTAGGAGTATTTAAAATGGGTCTCGGAACTAATCACGTAACCAATACAACCGCAGCAACGTTCATTCCTGAAATTTGGAGTGATGAAATTGTTGCAGCCTACAAAAAAGGCTTGGTCGCTGCTAACCTCGTTAAGAAAATGAGCTTCAAGGGTAAGAAAGGTGACACCGTTCACATTCCTAGCCCTACCCGTGGCTCTGCTTCCGCTAAGGCTGCATCGACTCAAGTGACTTTGATTGCCGCTACTGAATCTGAAGTGCAAGTTTTGATTAACAAGCACTACGAATACAGCCGTTTGATCGAAGACATCACAGAAGCTCAAGCTCTGTCTAGCCTGCGTCAGTTCTACACTGATGATGCTGGTTACGCTTTGGCTAAACAAGTTGATACAGACCTGATCCAGTTGGGTCGTCTGGCTCAAGGTGGCGCTGGTGCTCGTTACGCTGGTGCTTTCATCGGTTCTAACGGTACTACCGCTTATGACTACACCACTGACAACCAAGCTGCTTTGACTGACGCTGCAATTCGTCGTTCTATTCAGCGTTTGGATGACTCTGATGTTCCTATGGACGGTCGTTTCTTCATCGTTCCTCCATCGAGCCGTAACACTCTGATGGGCTTGGCTCGTTTCACTGAACAAGCTTTCGTGGGCGAACAAGGTGGTAACAACACCATCCGTAACGGTGAAATCGGTGATGTGTATGGCGTTAAAGTGTTCGTGTCTACCAACGCTGACACACCTACAGACGCTAACGACGGTTCAGGTACAGCTCAACCAGCACGTATCTGTTTGATGGCACACAAGGACTCTATGGTCTTGGTGGAGCAAGTCGGTATCCGTTCACAGACTCAGTACAAACAAGAATACCTCGGTACTCTGTTTACTGCTGACACTCTGTACGGCGTTGCTGAGTTGCGTGACTACGCTTCTGTTGCATTGGCAGTACCAGTCTAATAGTAGCTAAACTGAAGGGGCTGTCTCAAAAGGACGGCTCCTTTGGTGTATCTACTACAACACACTGAGGATAATCATACCATGTCTGTAACCTTTAAATGCCTTCTTAGCGGTAACACCGTTACTTTTGAACACCAAGTCGATATTGACTCCATGAAGGGGCATCCTGACTATGAGGTCGTGGTCGATGAGGCTCCTGTCGAGACTGAAGAAGTCAAGAAGACTGTAGGCCGTCCTAAGAAAGTTACTGCTGACACACCAGAGGTGGAGTAATGGACGAGGTTTCAGCTCGTGAGTTTGGTCGCCTAGAAGCTCAAGTAGAAGCCCTCCAAAGTGAAGTACGCGATCTTAGTAGAGACGTTAAGTGCCTTTTAGAGTTAGCCAACAAGTCTAAAGGTGGTTTCTGGATGGGGATGACTATTGCATCTTTAGTTGGCGGTGGTATCACATTCTTCATGGATAGAGTCTTCAAGTAATAAGGACATAGTATGGCTACTAAGAAACAAACTAAGAAAATCGGTAAGGTTATGGGTGAGTACAAAGAAGGTACTCTTCATAGCGGTAAAGGTGGCCCTGTCGTTAAAGACCGCCGTCAAGCAGTTGCGATTGCCATGTCTGAGGCTAAGATGCCCTTGCGTGGTCAGCGTACCATGAAGAACAAAGCTAACAAAAAGAATAAGTAATCAACATGGCATTACCTACTTTCCTCTCCCTCGTGAATGATGTCTTAGTACGTCTTCGTGAGCCGACTGTCTCTACCGTTGCTGAGAATACTCTGAGCACATTGGTAGGGAAGTTCGTGAATGACGCTAAACGTGAAGTTGCTGATGCTTACGATTGGGATGCTTTCAATACTTCTGTGACAGTCACTACAGCAGCTAGTCAATATACTGGTTATACCTTGACAGGTGCAGGTACTCGTTTCCGTGTCACTAACGTACTGGACATCACTGACTACGGTGTATTGTTACCTACTACTGTCGATAAGATTGAACGTAGGGTGTATAGCACTGCATCTCCTCAGAATGCTGATCCTAGCGAATATGCCTTCAACGGTGTAGATAGCAATGGTGACTCTCAAGTTATGCTCTGGCCTATTCCAGTAGGTGTCAATAGCATTCGTTTTAGCTTGGTCGTACCAGAATCTGACATGAGTGCCGATGCAGACACTACTAAGCTTCCTAAGGAGCCTATCGTCTTAGCTGCTCTCGCTAGAGCCTTTGTTGAACGTGGTGAAGATGGTGGATTGTCTAGCTCTGAGTGCTACGCATTGGCTAAGAAAGCCTTGGCTGATGTGATCGCTATTGAGCTGGCTCGTTCCCCTGAAAATGATGCTTGGGTTCCTGCATAATATGGGACAACCTCTACAAGCTTATTCAATATCTGCTCCGGGCTTCTTCGGATTAAATACTCAGGACTCATCTCTTGATTTGGATAAAGGTTGGGCGTTAGTAGCTAATAACTGTGTCATCGACAAGTACGGTCGTATTGGTTCTCGTAAGGGTTGGACTAAGGTTAACACCTCAGCTAACTCAGACTTGTCCACTAACGACATCAAGATGATCGCTGAACTTGTAACTAACGCAGGTGTCAGTTACGTCATCTTAGCTGGTAACAATAAGCTATTTGTCCAGACTACCACTACTTTGACTACCTTGTCTTACGGTGGTGGCGGTACAGCTCCTACGATCACAGATAGCCATTGGCAAGCTGCTGCTTTGAACGGACATCTTGTTTTGTATCAATCAGGACATGACCCTTTAATATTTGATCCTGCTATCTCTACTACAGCATATACACGCATATCTGAGCATTCAGGCTCCTCAGGAACACCTCAGCAAAGCAATGCTGTTATATCCGCTTATGGTCGTACATGGTCGGCTGATGTTGCTGCAGACAAAGTAACTGTGCAGTTCTCCGATCTTTTGAATCCTATGAAGTTTTCAGGAGGTTCATCAGGTACTTTAGATACTACTACTGTCTGGCCTAGAGGAACTGATAACATCGTAGCCTTAGGTGCTCACAACGGCTTCCTGTACATCTTCGGTAAAAACAACATCCTGATCTATGAAGGTGCAGGTACTCCTTCGACTATGACACTGAGAGATGTCGTAACAGGTATTGGCTGCTATGCTAGAGACACAATTCAAGCTACTGGTTCAGACTTAATTTTCTTGTCTGCCACAGGTGTGCGTAGCGTCTTGAGGACTATTCAAGAGAAGTCACAGCCTCTCAATGACCTGTCTAAGAATGTGCGTAATGACCTTATTGCAGCCATTCAAGGCGAAGACATCAAGACGATTAAGAGTGTGTACTCTCCTATAGATGGTTTCTACGCTATCACTCTACCTGTCTTACGTTCAGTGTATTGTTTCGATACTAAGGTTGTATTGCAAGACGGTAGCTTGAGAGTAACTACTTGGGACAGCATTCAACCTAAGAGTTTCTTTAGAAAGATTGATGGAACTGTCTTGCTCGGTAAGGAAGGCTACTTAGCCACCTACAGCGGATACTTAGATAATACGTCTACTTATCGCTTCCAGTACTTTACTAATCACACTGACTTAGGCGCTCCATCGGTTACATCTATCCTCAAGCGACTTAAAGTGGTTGTTATTGGCGGTAGTAATCAAAATTTGACAATGAAGTGGGGATATGACTTTAAAAGTAACTATTACTCTTCTAATCAGTTAATTCCTGCTCAAGGTGGTACTGCTTATTACGGTGTTTCAGAGTATAATAC